CCAGTGAGATCTTTTACTGACCAACGTGTCATGACTAAAACAATCGCGCCGCCAGGTTGTAAACGCTGACGTGGACCAGAAGTATACCACTCGTAATGTGATTCTAGGACCGAGGGCGAAAGAGCGTCTTGCTCGGAATGTGGGTCATCAATAATAAGTAAATCAGCACCACGTCCGGTAATTGCTCCACCTACACCAGCAGCAAAGTACTCGCCTTTATGATTAGATTCCCACCGGCCAGCGGCTTTGGAATCAGCAGCGAGGGTAACGTGCGGAAAGACAGAATTGTATTCCTCAGATTCAATAAGATTTTTTGCCTTACGTCCAAAACGAATAGCTAGTTCTCCTGTATGCGTAGTCTGTATTAACTTAGCAGTAGGATGCCTACCCATAAAGAATGCCGGAAATAAATGCGAAGCAAATTCTGATTTTGTATGTCTTGGTGGCATATTAACAATCAGACGTTTTAATTCACCATTGGCAATACGATTAAGCTTTTCAGCATAAATTTTGTGATGCTTTCCTTCGATAAATTCTGGCCAAACAGTTTTAACAAATTTTAAAAAATCTTTTTGAGCAGCCTCACGTTTTTCTTCCAGTGCATTTTTAAGAATCAACTTCAGAGTATTGGTATCTAAGGATTCTAATTTAGAAACATTTTCCATTTTTTAAAAATTTTTTTGAGACTCCAATTATAACGTTTTTATACCCCATTGTCACTCTCAAACACTGTAAAACAAAAACTATATGGATGTTAGTTCAAAAGGGGGGGTTGGCCCCTTCTTCGGAGCTGGTGACAGACTTTTGCGCGGGTCCCAGGAGGCGAGCGTAGCGAGCCCGGGCGCAAGCCTGCGACAAATTGTCACATGCGACAAAGTCCCGGGCGAAGTTATCCACAGGTTATCCACAACTTAATGTAATTAACTATATACTCTCATATCTAGCTATGATAAAAGAAAATTAGAAATAGAAAGGAGTCTAGTAATGACGAAGTCCGAATTTAAAACAAGAGTAGGAGTTGGTTTCTTTTCTTGTGAATGGATTAATAATGCTGGAAGTATCTCTAAAGTTAAACGAGGTATTCTTGGTCAATATGCTTGGCGACATACTAACAATCCTGTTCCAACAAATGTTAAAGAACATAACGATTATGTTCTAGCCTTTAGAGTTGGTAATGGATTGAAAGCTGAACACAGACGTTGGGCAAATATTAATCCTAATACTATTATTAAAATTAATGGACAAGAAGTATGATTAAAACCATATTAGAAGGTCTTGTATTTGTGGCGACAATAGTCGCCACTTACTATTTTTTATTATTCATCTGTCTAATAATGGATAGATGTTATAACTCAATAATATAACTATGGGTTGGTTTGATATGCATAAAAACTACAATGACTGTGATAATTGTGGGTCAAGGGTATCTAAAAAAGAGATGGTTTGTCCTCATTGTCTAATGTCATCATCTGATAAACAATTACCATTAGATGAGTTAGTTAATAAAGCTAATGATAAATCTACCAATAGATTAAAACAAAATAAATATGAGTTTAAATCTCATAATTATTGGAAGAATAAACATAATATAAGATAGGAAGGACTATTATGACTAAAAGAGAACTAACAACAATCAATAAGGTTGATGTTTCACCACTTCTTAAAGAAGTGGTGAATTACGCAAAAGACCAAAACGCAGTAGGTGATTTGGAATCATTAATTAGTAAAGTGCCAGTCAAAGATAGTTTAGACTGGAAGCTAATTAGTGGAGTATTAATGAATTCCATAGTGGAATGGATAAGCGAGGATAAAGATGAACGATTGAAACTACTTACCCACCTACAAAAAGATGTAGGATATTTACTAAAACGAATTGGTTTAACCCAATGAACTAGACTCCCATTTGGGTTGATTAAAGGGCGATTTATTCGCCCTTTTTTTATGCCTAAATTTTCCAGCATCTCTGGAAGCAGCCCGGGCGGCAGGACATCACATCACATCTTATTATTTATTTAAGGAGTTTTGGGGAGTTTGGAGTTTTTGAGGCAAGAGCCGAATAACTCCGTTTATCTTGCCTCATCGAGTATAATCTAATGTTCCAATGTTTCGAACTATACTCTAGTTATCTAACTTATTAGAAATAGCTACCCACGAGGAAGTTTGGTTATATGAGTTATCACTCGTTTTTCCTATCTAACTCAATCTATTTCTATTTACCTTATACCACATTAATTCACCAATTACAACCTCTAACATAACTTATTATGTATAACTAAATCGTGTGGAATGTTCATGTTCCCCTGAACTGAGATGCCCGGCGCGCCCGGTGCGTCAGGACCCGTGGCCCACGGACCAATCACCCTGTTTAGTATTATTGGCGGAGTTTGGGAGTTTCAGGAGCTTGAGACATCAGAACAGCAGCTGCAGCAGGAACCACGCTGCAATCACCAGCAGCACGAGCTTCACTGGAATCAACATGGCCATTAAAAAATCAAGCATTTCTGTCCTTTCTTAGACTCTAATTCTAGCATCTCCGGATGCCCTGGGGATCATATACGCATCCGGATCTATTTGTCAAGAGCCCGGGCGAAAAAAACTGGGAGTTTCCTTACCTTTTATACCGAAGGTAATACAGGAATTACCGGCGCGCGATCCCGTTAACTTAACTCCAACTTAAAACCCCAGACTTCTGCGATTTTTATATTAAGGGAGTTTGGGAGTTTGAGCAGCGGGCGCCCGGTGCCCGGCCACACTTATCCACAGGTTATCCACAGTGTTGTGAGTAACTAGGGAGTTTGGGGAGTTTGAGCTCCCCAAACCTATGGTTTAATTTTCTTGTGGTCTAAATATATCTTTTACTTGCTGTGCAAATCCTCTCTCGAGCTCCTCGGCTTGTGATTCTGCTCGCTTTGCATTGCGTGTCATAACAGGAACAACCCCATCATAATGATTCGCAATTCTTTTTAACGTTTCATTCATTTCTTCTTGATTGTCAGCAATCCTATTGAGTGCTGAACTTATACTTTCATCTACTACCATAGTATCTCCTTTTCTATTTCTCGAAATAGAGAGGACATCGAGCTTGACTATTTCCTTGATCAACTAGGACACAATGCCCACCTCAATCACTCTCTATTTCTGTAATCATTATAACATTTCCGAATCACGAAATCTACAACTAGTTTAAATTAATTGTGGATAACTTTCCGAGCTTCACGGAACTTGGACATCTACCCGACTGGTATTAATCCACTCTTGACAGGAACGCCCGGCGCGCCCGGTGCGTCAGGGCTGGTGAGCCAAGATCCGCGGAAAACGGTTAGTATTTATAGGGAGTTTGGGAGTTTGACACCTGCATCTCGGATCCCGGCCTCCTGAAGCGTGATGCGAGCTTCACGAAAAAGTTAAGTATTCTGCGGAGTTTGGAGTTTGGGCTTGACAGGAAGCTGCTGCGCGCGCCGGGCGCCCAGCTGCGAGTTATCCACAGGATATCCACAAGTTTATTGTTATTAAGGAGTTTGGGAGTTTGAAATGACTTGACAGAAATCGAGGTCCTCGAGACTTCCCTCGTACAACCCGGGCACTTGGTCCACGGTGCTTTGGCCCAGGTCCTTGGTTTTACACCCATGAAACAATTTAACCTTACCTCTAAGAGGTAAGTTAACAAGGATATAAGACTGTGAACCCATCATTGCATGCTTCATATTCCATGCAATTTGGAAGGGAGATAAGGTTACTTTATCGCTACTATTGACGACCTTCAATTCAACTGTAAAAAAACCTGTGTCTTTATGAAATATTAAACAATCTGGGAATCCTGGCGTGACGTAGCTTTCCAGGCGTGAGACAACATACTCACCAGTGTCTAAGCATGTCTTTAAATTCTTCCAAAAGTTTGTTTCCGGTTTTACGGTCATACTTTTTCCGGTCCTTCACCACTCTCTGATGGTACTTCGGTGATGTCTTTAGATCCTTCGCTATCGGATTTCTCTTCGACCGAAAGGATAGTTTGATTTCCTTCTTTTTTAAATTCACCTGTTAATCCTAACTCTTTTAATTGTTTTAAAACGTCATCACGCGACATAGAGTCGATACTTCCTGTCCTGATTTCTTTACGCTCAACGTACAGTCCTGCGGCTTGACCGCGCAACCGCTCAGCATTAACTGCAGCAGAATAAGACTTTTCAGACAAAGATTTTTCACGTAACCTTGCCAACTCCTGTACATGCTTGTTTAATTTTACCTCGTGTGTTTTTTCTAGTTCAGCTCTGCGTGCAATGACTGCTTCTACAACCTTTGGAAACCTTTTACCATTTAATAATTCAGATGCTGTCGTATTAGCTCGATCCTCTTTATATCCAGCTTGTCTTGCGCATTCTGTTGGAGTCAACCTACCTTCATTCTCTGCATAGATTTTAACAAACACACGTTGTTTATCTGTCAATCCATCATTTCGTATTGGATATCTTTTTGCCATATTTGTGGCACCACTTGTGGCACCACTTAATCTTTTATCTACCATGCTATAACCCGCAGTATAGTTGAGTTTTTACTCATTTTATTTTCTAAAAAACAAAAAAGTGCCTTGCGTTGTCTAGAGTAGTGACACATAGGTGCCACAACATAAGTCATTGAATTATATAGCTTAATCACCAATTGTGTCACTGTGGCACCAGTTTGGTCCCCGGTAACAAAATAAAAAAAACTTTTTAGCAAATATACCACTAGTAGTGCCACATTACAAAATATAAATTGACCTATTTCTGCCATTTCCTCTTCCTATCCATCCTCTGTTGATTAATTGATGCACAAACGCATGCACATGGGCCTTGGACCGCGAGCCCATCAGCTGTTTCAACTCTTCATACGACGGGGCAAACCCATTCGCATTAATATAATCCTTGATGATATTATACACCTCCAATTGACGAGGTGTGAGTCCTTGTTTATCTGATTTCTTTGAGCCCTTTGGCATTTGGATGTCCTAAATAGTCTTTACGCACTTGACGCATCATTTCATTATGACCCCATTCGTCAATTGCTTCTTTAGTTATGGATTTCTCTAATGTTTCTTGTAATTCTTTTTCCTTCTCTGTCAGTTCTATTCGTGATGGTCCTTTTTTCTTAACATACGTGTGAACTTTAGCAAACGTAATAATATACTTATCAGCCTTAGGACGCACATATCCACGTTCTGGATCAAGTGCAGGATACTCTGGATCTGGCTGTGTATCAAAATGTTCCTTGATGTATGCTTGAACCTTTTCTTCATTCTCAAACTCTTGTACCACCTTTTGGATGACACGTTTGTTGTCCCATAAATTAATTTCATATGTTGGCATTATTTAAATTTATCTCTAAAATATGGCAATAGCCATTTGTTATCCCTAAACACCTGGGCAAGGGCATTGGTCATCGTATTAATAACCACTTCTTCCTTATTTTCGCTATCAAGTGGCTGTCCACTTTGCGTAAGCGAATTAATATACGCCACACCGTGCAGTATTTCATGTAATAATGTATTCGCTTCATCAAGCGGTGATAGCCCACTTTGTATTGTTATGGTATTCTTGCGATGATCATATTCACCGTAAGCATCAGATTGTTTTTGAAAGGTTGGTGTTTCCCTTTCAATAATAACATCCTGATATCCAATCTTTATTTTCTTATCCATTAATATTCCCTCCATAATAAGCATGAGTCCTTACTCTTCCTGAAGGAAAAATAGCCACAATTAAAACTCTAGAAAGTAGAGGTCCAAAGCTACAACCTTGCGCATCATTATACACTCTTTTATATCGATCCATTTGGTCGCAGTGATTTTCATAATAAAATTTTTTACCTACATACTTCCAATCAATTATCGTGCATTCACCACCATCATCTTTGCAATAAGCAATAAGATCACATCTTATAGGCTTTTTATCATTGTCTGGATCTTTAATAATAGCTTCAACTCCAAGCACTTTATCAACATATTTATCTACAAATTTTTTCATGAGATTATTTACTAAACGTTCAATGATGGGGGCATGGGGTTGTTCCTTTCCCAATAGCCTACACGCCATGTGGTGATGCATGTATGCTCCTATCATTTCTCCTTCATTACTAAAAGGACCATCAGCTGAAGGTACACAATTAGATCCTTCCTCTATCATTCCCATATAATTGTCCCACTTCCCTTCGCTCAGCACGTCATACATCCAATCGCCTGGTGTTGTTGGTTTTTCCATTAGTTAACGTTATTCCATTTCATTGCAGCTAGATCGTATGCTCCTTGAACATCATCATCTGTTTTAACTGTACGATTATGACGATCGTCCACAAAGGCATCCATAATTTCAATGAGCATGAGGCGTGGAAAAACCACGCCGTGTACTTTTATCTCACTCAAATTACCCAAGGTTACATCAAAACTTTCCCCCCTGTTTTCTGCATTTATTAAAATTTTTTCAATCTTTTTTGATGCTTTAATTAATTCTTTCATTTGTATTCATCCCCGTATTTCTGCACATGCTTTCGTGCGCGTTTTAAAAAATTATTGATGCCCATGTTCCACCCCAAGTGAAAGGCAACAGCAAACAATCCTCCTAATAATAGTCCAAATAAAAAATATTCTAACATTCATCCTCCTTCGTTGGTTCTATTTCTTCTTCTTGATTCTCCCACATCTCTTCGTAGTGGTCCATTATCCAATTATCAAAATCACTCATATCCCTAACCATACTTTATAGATCCATATTAAAATTTGAAACGCAATCCATATCTTAATAGGAATTAAGAAAAACCAAAACAATGCCCAAATCATTTGCGCACCGCTATGTATTCATAATCCAACTCATCATGACGCCTTTGAACTAACGTAACCACATTACTGGTGTAAGCTTTGTACACGTGCTTACGTAAACTTTCCGAACGACGCATGTCTGTTGTTGGTGAAAGCTTCTGTAAATACGGCGCCATTATATACCCACGGTAATAGGTAATCTTACTACCTGGCTTTGATTGATTGAGCCATTCATCAAATTTTTTTATGCTTATCATAATTCTTGTTGGATTATACCATAATAATAAGAACAAAACAAGGACAATATTCCCTTGTTTTCTGTCATTTTTAAAAGTCAAGTAAAATAATTATCTTGACACCGTTACAAACCGTTACTCAAAAACCTGTCAAGCATTTTTTTCTTGCACAAAACAAGAACATCGGGTATATCTAAAGTTCTCAACTTCATTTCATCTCGGTGGACTTTAGCACTCATTCGTAGTGCTAAGGTCCCATTTTAAGGACAGCATGGCACGTAGAATCAGAAATATCTGGTATAAAATTAAAAAATGGTTAGAATATCACCCTGAAAAAAGATATTTCAGGGGACCAAGTGATTAAAATATGGTTTTTATTAATGTTAATATCCATGCCCAACCAACCTTCCATAAAATATCAAGGAATGATATACCCAACGGAAGAACAGTGCATGGAAGCACGTGCAGGATTTCACAACGCTTACGAAAGTAAGACGAAGAAATACAAGGAATCAATTGTCGTAGACTCATTTTGTTTACCTTTCGATGCATTTCCGATAAAAGGAATGAAGTATAATAATTCATCGTTGGGGACATAAATGAGATTCTGGTTTAGAAATTTAGTAATACTTACAGTACTTATAATAATATCAGTATACGCTAAACCTCTTTTAGCAGCTGATACGAACACTGTCTCTTCGACGGTAGTGACGGATAAAAGCGTACCTACCGCAAATGCACCATCAGTAGTGGTCAATAATTCAGACATATGTAAGACTGCGGCGTCAACTGCCGTACAAACCCAGGTTTTGGGAATTGCGTCGGGAATCACAATCACTGATGAAAATTGTGAAAGAATAAAACTATCAAGATCTTTATATTCTATGGGCATGAAGGTGGCTGCAGTGTCAACATTATGTGCTGATCCACGTGTATTCGACGCCATGCATATGGCAGGGACATATTGTCCTTACATGGGTGCAATAGGAGAAGATGCAAAAAAAGGATGGACAGAGAACCCTGACATGGTACCGGAAGGATCATTAGTATTTAAGAAAATAGAAATTGAACAAAGAGAACAACAAACAACTGGATTAACGGATGGACAAAAACTTGCGAAATTTATTTTATTTGGTATGGCTATGCATTCTGGTATCGTGGCCTTCTTCCCTTAGAGCCGAGTGCCCTGTTACTTCAACCGGTTTATGTACTCCAGGCGTTGAAGAAACAATTGTCATAGATGAAGTAGAAACTATTGAATATGAGGCTGATGGCTACACAGTCACAACAGAAACCACAACTACAACCACAACAGTAACAACAACGAACCCTGATTCAGGTGACATTTTAGATGGTGATAATGATTATGTTTCATCATCTAAATATGAAGGTGATATGGATATTGATTGGGGTGGCCAAGGTCCTGCAAGCATGCCCTCAGGCAACAGCTGCTACAATCTTGGAGCAGATAAATGTGCACAAATAACAGGTAGTGGTAATTCAACATCAACAATGGGTGTCTCAGGAATGGGCACGACATTTATTAACACGATTGATATATCAGAACTGGACATAGAGAACGGAGGGAGAACAAATTACACAATTAAAGTAGATAAACGTGATGCACAAGATCGTATCTACATGCACATTACTGGACGTGATGGTAATACAAATATATTTCAAGGCACGGACATCTTATCAGAGTCTGGTGTTGCAAGTGGATTTCAACAATACACAGGTGGATGGGATTTTGCGGGATCTATTACAAAAATAATTGTCGAGGTAGGTGGACGTGATATCAACTTGGCAATCGGACCGCTATTTGATGATGTACAAATAAACGTATTATACAACGTGGTTAATACAATAGTCACAGAACATATACTTAATGTTGAAATGTGGGTGTCTTATGGTGGTAGTACAGAGACGGAAGTAATTGATATTGTTGAAAATATATTTGAGCACAATGACGTGGTGGATGCACCAGGTGAAGATATGTATTTTGAACCAGAATTTGATGAACCAAATATGGAAATGTCTTATGAAACTGTAGAAATGGAAATGGAATTTGAAATAGACTTCGAGATGGATTTTGAAATGGACATGCCTGAAATGGAAATGGAAATGGCTACTATGGAATTTGAAATGGAATTAGAAATGGAAATGGAAATGGATTTCGACATGCCTGAAATGGATATGCCGGAGCCAGAGATGGAGATGGCAGAATTAGATATGGAGATGCCCGAACCAGAGATGGAAATGGATATGCCGGAACCAGAAATGGAACCCGAACCAGCTACTGAACCAGACGTAGAGGAATCAACGACTGAAGCAGAAGCTGAACCAGAGATGGAGGAAACAAATGATGAACCTGTTGAAGAAACTACTGAGGAGCCTGCAGAAGAAGTGGCAGAGGAGCCAGAACCTGAAGAAAGCGCATCAGAGGCTTCTGAGGATGAAGGAAGCGAAGACGATATGGATAAACCAAAAGATAAGGCTGAGCCCAAGAAAGAAATAAAAAAGCAGCAACAAAAGGAGAAAGCTGCTAAAAAAATTGTGAAAAAAATGGGGGATAAAGGTAAATATGACTCAATAAATCAAACCAAAACCCTCATTGTTATGCAAGTATTAGGAAATACTAAGACTTTTTTTGAGAGCCAGCAGGCCCTAAACGACCGTGCTGGCTTCTTTACAGATTTGTCATTACCTGATACAACGATATCTGATAATAACGTTGCTGGTTATTTACTATTTGCTGGAAGCGAAGGATTAATGAATGATATGATAATGTCACAATGGCAAACAATTTCGGAATAGCTATGGCAGAATTTGAATTTGGAGGAATGAAATTCAGGGGTGGTAAGATATTTGTGATTCTTACTGCACTAACCACAGCTGGTGGAGCACTATGGGGTGGCTTTGAATTTTATAAAGACTACCTCGATATGAAAGAGCAGATACAAACGTATGTGGCTCCGGATCTGTCTGAATTTGATAAGAACATTGCACTGACAAAAGAAGAAATGAGTAGTAAGGCCGAGCTCTTGCAAACAGAAATTGAAATGATAAGTGGTGAAATGGAAATGATGATGGCAGAAATTAGATTAGTATCTGATGTAGCCAATGAACTTAAGAATGATTTACGTACAGATGTGCGCAGAGTTGAATCAATTGTTAATGATGTTGAGCAACAAGTAAAAGAAGATTCTAGAGACAATGCAAAAGATTTAAAAGTTACTATTGATACACTTGAAGATGATATGAAAAAATTAGAGGAAAGAATTAAACAAGCACAAAAAGAATTAGAGGAAAAAATGGACAAAAGAATTAAAATGGCCCTAGAAAATCCTCTAGGAGCAATGTAATGAAAATTTCAGATAGCACCAACGTGCAAATGCCCCTTAAAACAGTTGTTAGCCTTATCACGCTGGTAGCCGTAGGAACGTGGGCGTACTTTGGCCTGATCCAGAGAATTACAGAATTAGAAACTGCTAAACAATTAATGGAAGCAGATCTATTAAAAAAAGCTGAGCAAACGCCTGTGGATATGGAGCAGTCAATGATTTTGGAATGGCTTGGCACAAAAAATGCTACGATGGAAGCAGAACTTGAGTCGATGATGCATAATAAAGTGAATATCGAGTTCCTAAAAGAGCAGGTAACGAAAATGCAGAAGGACGTGGAACTGCTCAAGGACAAAGTTAGAGCCAATGGAGAATCCCAATGAAGATTGTTGCCGTTATAATTTTATTTGTATTTGGAAACATGAATGATCAGGAAACGCAAATGACACAGTATATTCCTATGGCTAATGCTGGTGAATGTTTATACGAAAAAAGAATGCTAAAGAAAAATAAAGATTTTCCTAAAGACGCTTTTTGTGGTCCTGCTTATGTAGAAATAAGTGACGATGGAGAAGTGTTAAAATTATATAATGAAATACCAGAGGGTGCTAACTTAGTTAATGAAAAAATATCTAAGGAAGCAATGAAAGCTTGGACATTAAGAGCAAAAGAAAAATGGAACCAGTAACTATAGCTTATATAATTTTTGGAACTCTTTGGGTAGTAGGAGTACTATCTTAAACTTTTGCATAATATTTAATTTTTTTTAACATACTATTAACACCATTATTTCTACCTGGTGTTAACAATGTATCAAGATTCATTTTATTAAACTCTTTTTGATCAAACTCATTAATGTCCTGGGGCCTAGATCCACTATACACATCCGCAATGATACAGACCATGCCTTTAGATATAAGTGCAGCTGAATCAGAACTAAAATAAATTTTATCTTCAACAAAATGCGGGACCAACCATGTTTGGCTCTGGCAACCTCGAACCTCAAACTCTCTGATTTTGAGCGAATCTTCCATGGGTCTTGAATTTTTTCCAAAATCCATAATCCACATAAATTTATCTTGTGCATCTTCTATGTTACTTAGAATTTGAACGTATCTTTTTAATTTTTCTTTTATCACTCTTTTTTTCTTTCACTTCTTTCATCCAATCAAGCTTCGGACCGAAGTACCAACCCTTAACTTTTTGATTTAACCAATTATAACTCCAAAACCACTGTAAAACGTGTTTTACCATTAAAATCCCGGGATGAATCCTACCACCCATGCCTTTAAAGCCTGATACCGGGTCATTATGAGCTTTTTTATTTGGCTATTTTCTGCTATTTTATCTTGAGGGTCCCAAACAGCCATTCTTTCCGCTTTCTGCCGTAATGACTCACGGTAGCTTAAATCTAAGAGCTCTTGCTCTTTCTTCATGTGATCATAAAAATCTTCAGTCATTTTTTTCCGGCATTTTAACAACGTTATCACGTTCTTTAACTTTAAATGTAGCATTAAAAGCAATTGTAATACGCTGTCGTGGGGATGGGTTACATACGACATCATGTAGTAAGTAAGATGGAAAGCACAATATATCCCCATCATTGGGTAGATGACCAATCATATTAGAATGAGGCATGTGTTCTGGAATCATTTTATAAATTTGTTCATGTGTTGCAAAACGAATTAAACCTGTATTAGTTCCTTGCACATAATAAACACCAGATAAATCTGCATCCGCACGGTAGTGCGTATGAAATATATTTGCCCCACCCGTGTTATTGACATTTGTCCAATAAGTAATGTTAGCATCAATAATTTTTTTTGGCATATAATGATCCGTCCAAGCGGAAAGAATCATACCAATAGGTTTCATTAATTCTTTTTCACATTTATATTTAAACATGCTACGCCAACATCCTGGATTACTGGCATCCATGCCTTGTGGATCTTTTTCTTTTTGCTCTTTAATCTCTGTCATTAACAGGTTATTAAGATTCTCTGTATTATCCCAACGTCTGTAAAATAATCTTACATCCTGAATGGGAATCTTAGATATTACTACTTGCCCGTTTTTTTCTTGCGCCATTTTGCTGACCTCTTCTTTCTTTTTTTCTTGCCTAACTTTCGTCGGCCTTTATGTTTACTTAATCCTACTTTTGCCATCTGCTTTTAGTGCACACCCAGCACCACACAAGAAGACCATTTGGTATTCTTGCTCTGGATTAAATCGTTTGCTCGTCCAATATAATAAATTTTTAAACCATGCGCCACACTGTGAGCATTTAAATGCTGGTCCCGGTCGCACGGTGCTTTTATCATACTCCACAAAGACCCTCGCATTCATCCGCAAATTCTTCATCAAATGTTTCACCAAATAATGAAGCCTGCTTTTTAGGTTCTAAAAAATTTATTTCTCTAAGCGGTTTAGCTGATTTATGTAAAAACAATTCAGCTTTAGTATTTTTTAAACCGTGGCGTATTTTATCATCAACTTCACATGCATCTTCAAAATCCTCTGGATAGTTCTTTTGCATGTTTTTCCATTGGTCATTATGATGATAAGGACACCCTATGCACGATGATTTACCAGGCATGGGGTGCTTTTTAATATCACGATACCACTGAAGACAATCCATACGGGACATCTTCATTTCTATTAAAGGCCAACGTGATGTTAACCATGGTAGCCTTGCATTTTTCATACGCATGGCTTCATCCGTGGATATACCAATCCATTGTTCTACAACTGTTCCTTTTTTTACACGGTGTCTAGGTTTTACCCCAAGTAATTCTCTCATTTTCTTTTGAATAGGGATAACTTTATAATCATGGGTGCACTGACGATATAACATTCCAACTCTTCCACCAGGTTGCGCAGCAAACAGTGGAGGGTTTGGTACGCGTCCGGCGAAAGATTTATGTTCCTCATTAGACCCTTTAATAGGGTTCGCTGCACGAATTAAATCTTCACGAAGATTACCTCGTTCTACAGTAATGATTGGACATATTGTTATTGCTTTTTTGAGGTATTCCACATGTTCATAAACGAACTTAGGTTCCCACCCCGTATCAGCAAAAATCATGTAATCTGGTTTATGTTTTGTTAATCCTTCTTGCGCCATGAGTGCCAAACAGGATGACTGAACCCCTGCCCCGAGTGATAACACGCGCATGGTTGGTTCTTTTTTATTTCCTTCCTCATCCAAATATTCTGGCTCTTTTGTTGCTGCCACTGCTGCCATATTATTGAGCTTTTTTCGGTCAATTTTCGTAGACATTTGCTCCAAAACTTTTCTTCTTTCATATTCCATCTGCTCCGCGTTAATAGCAAAATTATTCTTTTTATTATTAGCTCTTGCTTTGCCTTGGGCTCGGTACCCGGGTTTTCCTTCACTTTTAGTTGTCATTTAGTTCTCTCAATGTTCTGATGATTTTTTGCGTATAGTATACATCTTCTGCATAAATTGCAAGTGTCATCGCTAGTTTTTCTAAGTCTATTTCATCGCTGAAATGCTGGTTTAATCGTTCTTCCCTAAACTCATTATAATGATGATTGTTATTCAACAATTCAATATAGTAAGATATGGATTCACATTTAGTCTCAAAGATCCTAAGCCCCCAGCTCACATTAGGTTTATTTAAGGGCTTCATTTGGTCATCTGCTGAGTTAAATGTTCGAATCCCTAATAGATTATTGCCTTCAACAGCAAACCTGGATCGACCCCATTCGGATTCGTGAATAGTTTGTGCTACAACTAAATTTACAGGGACTCTTTCATAGTCATCATACATAGAATTATGGTGCACGACACATGCACGAACCTCCTCTATAAATTCCTCATTGTTTGTATACTCCATAATGTGACTAAAGGGTAAACAAACCATTAATGTTACACACAACCAGTTCATCCGCCCCAACTTTCTCCAAGATCTACATCCACTTTGGAAGGTACTTCTAATTCAACACAAGTTTCCATAACTTCTTTAATATCCTTTCCTTGTTTTTCATTCTGAACAGAACAATCTAATTCATCATGTACTTGAATAAGAGGAATGACACCTAAATTTTCATAAACATCAACCATAGCTTTCTTAGTCTGGTCTGCCGCTGATCCTTGAATCAGTCTGTTTAATGCCTTATAGGTTCCATACCTTTTTATCGCCTCCCCGTATTCTACCTTTGCTTGATTCAATGGTAAAGGTTTATGAACCCCCCATTGTGTTGGTTCCCATAAATCAAACCTACACTTACGGCCAAGTAATGTACGAATAACACCTTTTGAATTAGCACGATTCATCACAGCTTCTAGCATTCCTTGCATAAAAGGAACCTTTTTTCTAAAGTCTGTTAGCATTACCTTTGCTTCTTGGGGCTCGAGATCTAGTTCACGCGCTAATTTATTATAGCCCATGCCATACATCACACCTAGTCCAATAGTCTTCGCAAGGCGTCTCTCGCAGCCTGCCATGTCTGCTGTTTGTTGGTGAAAGTCGAGGTCTTTTTTATGATATGCTTCCTGTACTTCCCTAGCACCGGCCTGTTCGACGAGGCATGCCCAGTGTGTGAGCAGTCTTGGTTCTTGTTGAGAGTAGTCGGCTTTAAGCCAGTATTGACCTGCCTCCGGAATAAACAGCTTTCTAATTTCTGTAGCAAACTGCCCTCTACTTGGAACTTGTTGTAAATTTGGGTGGTTATAACTAAACCTACCACTGACAGTGCCCCCACTATCAGAGCGTATTTGATTAATATGAGCATGAATCCTTCCCTCCTCTGTATAATTCATTAGTCCATGCAAGAATGTTCCTCTTAACTTATTTAATTCACGTGCTTGCATAATTAATCTTGGCAGTTCATGTGGGTGATCTGTCAAAAACATTTTAGTAAATGATGGTGCATTAGTTTTATCTGTTCTTTCATATGGTAAATTTAAAGAATCAAAAGCTTTCGCAATAGAAGCTGCTGCCCATATTTCTATATTAAGATTAGTAAGATCTTTAATACGTTTCATTAATTTCTTTTCTTTATTTCTAAATTTATCATTTAATGTAACACATTTTTCTTGATCAAAACGAACACCACGGCGTGTCATTTGAAATATTACATTAATTAACCTACACTCTACATCATATACGGTAGTAAGATTATCCTTGACAATCTCCCAGGATAATTTCTCATGTAATTTATAAGTAAGATCTGCATCAGCTTCTGCATATTCACCAACAAACTCTGCTGGTAATTTATACATCTCTGATTTAGCATCGACACCAAATGCATCTGCGGCTTCCTTAAGTTTTGTTTCATTCTTAAATTCACCTAGATATTCATGAACAATACTATTTAATGTATATGAATATCTATTCTCATCTATAAGCGCAGCAGCTACCATAGTATCGTGAACTCTACCTTTTATATTAATTCCTAATACACTAAGCCATCCAATATCATATTGTGCATTATGAAATATTTTTTCTATTTTTTCATTATCACAAATATTTTTTATATATTTAATAACTTTCTTTTTATCCATATTACCACCACCATCGTGATCAATAGGATAGTAAGCTTTAAAAGAAGATGTAGCTATTGCAATACCAATAACCTTACCGCGTTTAGTAGGCCATCCTGGTCCATGCTTAATTAAGTCCGTATCACATGTCTCTAAATCAATAGCCACGCGTCCTTCTATATGTGGAAATTCTGTGGGTGCTACCCAATGAGATGTTACTTGTTTAAAAAGATCCTGAGTCACCAATTTCTCCCGCGATTGCTGAATAACCCGCCATGTCAACAAAATTATCCAAGTTAAATTTCTTTCCCTGATTAGAACGTGAAACTTTTAATAATATCATCATAATTGCTACATCTTGTGCATTAATAGATGCCATAGGTTGTAACTTTTTATCTAAAAATATATTCCAGAACTCTGCAATTTCTGCATGATTCTTGAATGCATCTCCATGTGACTCATTTCTATCATTAGAAACAATCTCTTTAGCTTTAGCTAATATTTCTTCTTTGGTCATATTATGAACCCTCCTTCTCTTTGTGGTTGTACTATATGTAGTTGGTTGCGAGCGCGTGTAGCCCCTACATAAAATACACGGCATTCATCATCTGAATCTTTTTCCATTGCTTCTTGTGACTTCCTTGATAAGTCTGTAAGCAACATAACATTATCTGCTTCCCCTCCTTTTGCTCCGTGAATAGTACTAAGGTGTAATTTAGGATTCGTTGATACATTCCCTCTCATCTCTATCGCACGTAGATATTCTTTATCTCTATTTCCTACTTTATCAAAAGCTACATCCCATGGTCTACCTGCCATAAGTAAACCGTGATGCATAACTAATTCTTCTAATTCATATTCTTCCTTATCTGCCATTTTTAAATTCTTATGTCCTCTTTCAATTCCAATCTGCGATGACATATAAGAGTAAATATTTTTTATATCCACAAGTGGAACTATTTCCTCTCTATTTAATTTCTTCCATGACTCTACCGCATTTAATAATTTAGTTGATACGGGTAATTTATTATTTCTTTTGTATAACATTCCTTGTAATCTGATATCACGTTCTATTTCATCCAGCATATAATTAGTTCTAGCAAGCACCAACCAACTACCAGATTCTTTTAAATCAACTCCTTCTGGATAATTATGATATTGAACAAAACCTGCCCTGTCTGTGCCTTTCCACTGCTTAGCTCGTCTAAATTTAACTCTATTTATTATTCTACCGGATAAATTTTGTATAACTTTAGAACAACGATAAGACTGTTTAAGTGTTTCTACTTCACCTGGTAATTTAATAAAATGTCTAACATCAGCCCCTGCCCAAGTGTATATAGCTTGATCATCATCCCCGCATACATAAACTTTTTTAGCATTTTGAGAAATCTTATTTACCATGCGCCACTGTAATGCACATAGATCTTGTGCTTCATCTATAAATACTACATCTAATTTAGGAACCATTCCTGAATCTAAATATAATTCTATCATGTCTGTAAAATCAAATATTTCTTTTTTCTTTTTAAATTCTTCCAAAGATCTTTGAGCTCTAAGTAATGCATGCCAAGAAATATCTTGTAAATTAGAATGATTATAATGTTGTTCTAAATCTAAACATTTCATTCGGGATAAATTAACCTCATTTATCAATATGTTATCCGTTGTAAATACACCACCTGCATCATTACCATCAGTCACAGATCCTAAATCCATACCAAATGTTTGTGCAAATTCTTTATAGTTATCGCGTGACATGACTTCTGCTTTAGTTAACCCTAATTGATGAAATGCAAATGAATGTAATGTTCTAAAATAAGGAAGATGTTGTTCTTCTAAATCAAACTTCTTCATTGCCCGGTCGCGTGCCTCGGTTGCTGCTTTCTTAGTAAAGGCTAAAAAAGCAATACGATCTGGCGGTGTGCCACGTGCCAATTCTTCTTCCACACGGTTCAATAACGTATGTGTTTTCCCCGTACCAGGAGGACCAAGTATTATCTTTGTCTTACTTTGCATGTTCCATCCTTGTCCACAAATATAAATTTCATTTTTAATTTCCTCTGCTCTAATGTTAATGCTCGAGGTATCCTTGTTCCAGGTTTCCAAGTCTTGCGGTAACTTTCACTTTTAACATCATATATATTAACTTTACCCTTTTCATTTATTGCTATTAAATCAGCTGGGCCTACACCATACAAATTTTTAAATACAAAAAATCCTTTCTCTAATAAATATTGTATAGCTATTTGTTCAGCTACCATGCCTTTTTTAATCTTTGGTAATTTAGAATGGGGCATCATCTACCTCCTTTATATCAAATGCTGAATCTTGTTGCTGATATGCAGGCACACCCCACACTCTTACTGTTCTACCTTTAAGATTATATTTCTCACTCTTACCTTTTAAATGTCTTAATGCTTGCACTAACTGACCTGTATTAAAATAAGTAAATTTATTTCTTGTAAGATAGTCTTGTAAATCTTTTAATCTAAACCAAGTAATTCCATCCTCGGTCCATGGTTTACGTAATAATAATTCATCGCGATTTAGAGCCTGGGCACGATCAGTACAAAACTCCTGGAGGAAAGCTTCAAACTGACCGGCCAAAGACCCATCATCAGAAACAGGAATTTTAATAAGATTAATCATTAATCTTTCAATAATTTCCTGCCATACTGACTGTTTTACTAAAGGAGGCATATGATTCAAACTATTCATACATTTCTTTTGAAACTTAGTTTGTATCTGCAACTCCTCTGTTTGTAATTCCATTCGTGCATCACCAACATCCAAGAACCACACTGGTGGATCTGTCTCTAATTTTGTTAATGCACTAAACTCTAATGCTGTTCCATTACCACCTATACCATATTTACGACCTCTACATACTTTAGCATTACAATAAGAATTAATAGGTGGCTCTTTACATCTATAATTGTAATCTTTTTTCTCTAATTGTTTTTGAACTGTTACCACCTCTGATGCGGATAATGGTGGTGTCATATAATTTCTATTATATTCTTCTAATAATGTTTTCCAGCTATCTGGATCAAACTTACGTAAATAAACTCCAATATTAAATAAACCATTATTACGTGTGCCTTCCGGAAATCCTTGTGTGCATAACTGCTGCAGACAAGGTGGACCATCCTTTATGACGTCACCGGATACCTGGATTGCAACTTCGTCGGTTCCATCCACTGCATATTTATTATATAAAGAAATGAACTCTGGCAATGTCGCCGCTGTTCCATCATCTTTATAGGCATACCTCGTTGTATTTTTTGAATTATAATATGGAAGATTTAGAAAATTACCTAGATCTCCTTTTTCTATTAGTATGGTTGATTGCTTGGGGAATACTTCTACAGAAGAATATCCGAGACCAGATGCAACCTCTCGTAATTTCTCTCGTATTAATTTGGCGGATACTGGGTTTTTAAAAAATAAAAATAAATGTAAACCACCACTTTTTGATCTACATGGAACTAATGGTAATTGTAATTTTCTTATATTATTAATTATTTTGCGATAATCAATAGGATAAGTATCAATATCAATACAGCCCCACTTGGCAGTGTTATCAGCCCGAATAGGAATGATCCCCAAAGAAGGGCCCTCACCATCAAGGTGCGCCTGCCATAATTTTTCTTCAACAATTTGTTTAACAATGTAAGATTTCCCTTCTTGCTTACCGTCAGCACGCTTCCCTTCGGATTGATGCTGACCATAAGCTACGTCAAGACCTTCAAATATATTTTTGAATTCTTCCACTAAACCTCCAGTTTAGAAGATTACCTAAAACGGTATATCTTCGTTGCTTTCTTTATTGTTAGATTTAGGTGCCTCTTTTACAGGCTCCCCCTCTACAGTAGGTTTAGCTTCGACATCTCCTCGTGATGCGGCAGTTGAAAATGATTTTGCCTCATTATAAGTATCAGCATCCTCAACTTGACCTGCTTTCTCAACTTGATACCCAAACCAACTACCACGATCATTAGATTCGCTAACAGTAGATAGCTTATAAATGACTGCGTATGTTGGTGGAGTAAAACTTCCCGATGGACCACTAACTTTTTGTGTCAACATCAAGCTATTCCAACGTCTGCTCTTTTTTAATTGAGTAGATGTCATGCTAATAACAGCTTGTGACCACGTACCATCTTTTCCTTGTACAAGGACATAGTGATATGCGGTTGTTGCGATGTAATTACCATTAGGCAATACATCTTTAAAAGTGACCTGGTCACGTTTAGTTTTAGATAGGATTCCACTATCTGCATGGTGTGATTCAACGAACCCTCCACCTTGCTCACGTGGTTTCCATTCTACGTATCGTAGTTGGTAAAGAACAGGAATCACGTTAAGTGAATCACTGACTTCTTGTGAGACAGTATTATAGAACTGTCCAACTTTAGCCCCTTCAACATGTTCCGCTTTTGACGGATTAAGTTGAGGACTATTAGATTGTAGTATGTTGATGTAAGGGATTGCAATATCTCTTGACATGTCAAGATTACCGAAACCACTTGCATCTTTAGAATCACTAGCAAGAACTGCTAGATCTAGTTTTGCCGCTTTAGCGACTGCTTGTGTTTTTGCCATATGGCCGTTCTCCTTTAGTCTTTAATCGTTGTTTTTTGTCCTACGAAAGCCCCTAACAAATCCATAGGTAATGCTTTACCTGCTTCATGTTGCTCTCGTATGAATGCGCGAAGGGTGGAAGGTTCGACCCATTCACGTTGTGAAGATTGATATCCCTTTTCATTCAAAGTATCAATCAATCCTCTAGCTT